GTGCTGATCATTGCTCCTATCCGCGTGATGTACAATGTGTGGCCAGCGGAGATCGAGAAATGGGGTTTCAGTTTTTCGCACAGCATTTTGCATGGGAAGGAAAAAACCGAGGCATTAATACAGGATGTGGATATACATCTCATCAATCCAGAGGGCTTAAAGTGGTTTAGCGGACAACGAACTCCCGAGTATGACATGCTGATTTTAGACGAGTCAAGTTTGTTCCGGAATCCGACTTCAGTGCGGATGAAAATTTTGAAGAAGATTCTCCCCGGTTTTAAATACAGATACATTTTGACGGGTACTCCTACTCCCAACTCTCTACAAGATCTATGGTCTCAAATGTACATAGTAGACTTGGGCACTACCCTGGGCAAAAACATAACGCGCTATCGAAACGCGTATTTTTATCACGAGATGTCCGGACCTGTGCACAAGTACCATTTGATACCCGGCATGGACAAAGTAATATGGAATAAGGTTGCCCCCTTGTGTCAGCGTATTGATGCAGCAACATGTTTGGATCTGCCCCCGCTTATAGTCAATAGCATTCTTGTCGACATGCCGCCTGCAGTTAAAAAAATATACAGGGATTTTGAGACAAAACTTTTCGCCGAAATCGATGGTGAAAACAGGTTTGCGGCTACGTCAGGGACAAACTACGGTATCTGTAGGCAAATTGCAGGGGGCGCGCTTTACAGAGAGGACAGTCGTGACTTTGATATACTGCATACTGCAAAGCTACAGGCACTCGATGAACTCAAAAGTGAACTGGGCGGAAAGCCTCTGCTCGTAATTTTTCATTACAAGCACGAGTATCAAAGGTTGCTGCAGCACTACGGGAGGGGCCTGCCTGTCATCACAAGCGGCGTCAAAGAAAAAGAAGTGTCGGTCTACTTAGAACAGTGGAACAAAGGTGAACTGCCTATGCTCGCTGCGCAGTCACAAAGTATCTCACACGGCCTCAACATGCAGGCGGGAGGGAATGATATTTGTTGGTACACAGTGACGGATGACTATGACGTTTACGAACAGCTTAACCGGCGCTTATACCGCTCTGGTGTGGTGGGTGCTGTACGCATACATCTACTTATCGCAAAAGGCACAATAGATCACGCCGTAGTCGCCCGGCTGGTGGGCAAGCGCGGCAATCAACAGAGCCTGTTTGAGGCTCTGGAGGAGTATAAAAACAATGTCGACGAGCGAAAAACAAGAGTTTAGGGTAGTACTAGTCCATGAATTTTGGTTGGATTTGTTGGGGCATTTTGCTGAGGCCACGTCACGATCAGGCAAGGAAGTGTGTATCGAGGGTTTAAGTGCCGCCGACGAGTGTGATTTAGAGGAATATCAAGAAAACGCAGACGATCTAATTAAAACCGTAGCTTGTATGAAAGAAGACTCTGTCAAGCTAGCCGAGGCGTTGAAACATTTTCAAGATAATAGCTAAAAAGCCCAGCTAAGGCCTAAAGAAATTAATCCGGTGATGACCCCACCCGCGGCAATTATTTTTAGTTTGGTCACAAAAGCTCGGCTTTTTTCGTGTTGAGATAGGTGGGAAGAAAAAGACGTTTGTACTACTTGGACTTCCGCCCCAAGCCTAACTATGTCTATCTTTTTTGCGACATGCTCGAGGCGCTCATCTAACAACTGCCCAAGAACCTGTATTATTTCGTACTCAGTCATGAGGCTATTCCGGATATGCTAGGCATCTGCCGGTCATGCCGTTTTCGCCTACCACAACCAGCTTTCTCCCATCACTCATTAGATAAAAAGGTGCCGAAGTAGAAGCGTACAAATCATGCATCTCGATGGGCTGCCAAGTCACTGCATTATCCAAAGATACTGCTAGTCTGGCAACAAATGACCCACCAAAATACAAGCTCGAAGCCACCCAAATACCACTCCCGCAAGAATATAGGTCAACGGCATCACCCGCAGTGGGGGCAAGAGATTCTGTCCACGTGTCACCTTCGTCATCCGAATAATACAGCGTGTCTGCCCCCGAAGAGACTAGTCTGCCTGTGCCTGGATCATATGCAATAGAGACGAGTTGATCTGAGGCAAAAGTAGGTACAGTTTTGCTTGTCCAGGTGTCTCCGTCGTCGGAACTCATCGACAAATAATCTGCGGTAGATTGCTGGCGCGAGGCAAACCACTTGCCCCCTCCCACGTGTATCAGCCTGCTTGCTTTACTTGCCCCTGGCGAGGAGCCCAGAGCAGGGGGAGTAGAGGGAGAAGACCAAGCGCCGTTTACTCCAGCGGCGGCTATGCGCATGGTGCCTACGTTGTCAAAAACGATAGTACGATTACCGTTCGAATCCATCGCCCTGGCACCACCCGAAAAGCCCCCTCCTATTGCCGCGTCTAGGACCTCCACAAAAGTGACTCCGGTAGAGTTGTACTCTAGGCCATTGGCCGTCCCAAAAATTGCGTCATAAACACTTGATATAGTGCACGATCCATCATGAGCCGCGGAATTAAGGGTCGCTATCGATGTCCACACAACCCCAGTATCACCTCTATAGACTGCAGTGCCCCCCGCAACAGCGGTCCACACGCCCGTCGTATACAGAGCGCTGGAAGGCGGCACAAAAACAATCCCGCCAAAGTCGGCCCCTCCAACCGTCGCACTGGCCAACCAGTTTGTGATTGGGACAGCAACTAAAGGCCTTAGCCATTCTGTCACATAATGTGTCAGCCAGTTCATGACTCTGGCAGGGGGCTTTGTATTAATTTGCCACCCGGCTTCTTTAACGATCGGCACTGTGTCACCTAAAGTGCTATCAGGATCAAGAGTGCTTCCGGCATTCGTGGCCCAAACAGGCACGGCATGATCGGGTAAATTTAGTTGTAGGCGTGTTGTCATGTTAGACCTCCAAAAGATATTCGCCGGTTATTTCGTCAATAATGTATTCAAGAGTTACATCGTCATATATGTAAATGTCAGATAAGTTGTGTGTCCACCAATAGCCCCCTGTAATTTGTGCGTCGTCTGCAAAGCCATGCACCGCGTCTACTTCTGCCTCATCCCCTGTCGCAAAAGTAAAATAGCCAGCATCATTTATGACCGCCATGCCCCACGAGTGTAAAGGCTTGTATTTCAAGATTAGCTCACGAAATAACGCTTTGAGACTATCCGATATGACAATAGGCACAATAGCCAGCAATGCCCCGTCGCTGCCCCTTATCGCATCGCCGCCGACAAAAAATATGTAGCCCCACAAATTAGGATCCTTGAGTGCATTTAAAATAGTCCGGTCATAAAAAACATTATTTGTGACCATTTCCCCACCGGCACCCCCATAAAAAATGGTTGGGTCAACCGCAGGCGAATTGACGTGCACTTGCACGTTAAACCCCGCCGCTTGTAGTTGCGACTGCAAATACTCCCATGCACCAGTACTCCTGGGTGCATACGCAACCCCATGCAGGTAGTCTCTCCGCTCTTGTTCCGTCAAAGAAGCATTAACCAACAGCCCGTATTCTTTTTCCAAGTCCGACAGGATAGGCGTCTCTTTTGGCTCCCTTATTAGTGCTAACTGTTTGGTGTACTCATAGACGGGGGTATGGTTGGCTCCTACTCCTACCAGGGTTTTATATAAGTCTCCCTCTTCGTCTAGATCCCAAAGAGCCCCTTGCGGCAGCATTGCTATCAACACGTCCTTTAAATCCATACTAGACATAAGTTATTGCTCCCCGCTTCGCCGTCTCATTTTCAGCCAGCGCGTAACGAGTAACAAGGGGGTTCCCTGTTTTCTCAAAAGTGACACCCTCGGCAGTCGCGCCGTAAGCTTTCAATATATCTTGTATCACTTCTGATAATTTGACGCCTGTGATTTCGTCGCTTCGATCAAGAGCCGAGTCTACCCCTGTCACAAAAGGCGCAACTGACCTAAAATATTCATCTACTCCGCTATCAAGACTGGACTTCAAAGCGGTCTCTTGTGCTGCGTCGACGACAAGGCCCGCTATTTCTACATCAAAAGTAGATCTTATGATAGGCTCAACAAACAGCTTCTCGTCAGTTGTGCCTAGTACCATCCGGGCTTGCCCTGTTAAGGGGTCTGTGTTTAGTGTCGTCCGCACATCGTCCAAATGTGATTGATCTGGTATGCCGTCGGCGTCTACCGTTGGGAGTACCTCTACATACATCACTCTATCGCCGGGTAGGCTGTCCGCCACTTCCAAAGCACAAGCGTCAAAAGTTACAAACGCCGACCCTGCTACCGCATCAGAGGCGAGCCTTAGTTCCGTGCTCAAGGCCGTGAAACTCACACTAAAAGCTTGCCAAGATGGTGATGTGGTGCCCGTCCACAAAACGGTGGAGCCGTGAGATACAGACGGCGCGGCTACCCCGTCACCATGGGCATAACCCGATAATGAGTAATCACGATTGATCTCAAGAGGGTATTGAAAAGCATAGGGATAATTTACCCCGTTTCTTATGACAAGTAACGAAAGTGCCCCTTCCTGGGGAGCGGCGGCGCTTTTAACTAAAGTAGCTGAGTTCCCAGGGCTCCAATAGCTTGAGTCACCATACTCCATGTCACCATCTTTTAATTTTTTCGTTGCCGCGATGGGCGCTCCAGAAAAAGGAAACACCCTAGAAACTTCGATGACCACTTCCGACCAAGTTCGGTAATCAACTGCGTTTCCCCCGCCACCTACGGTTCGTATCTCTAACAACACCCGTCGCCTGTACGCCTCATCACTCTCACGGTCTATGCCCTCAACCACAACCGACACAGCCGCCGCTGTAGTACTTGTTATGCCCGCTATTTGACGGCCTATTGTAAGCTCACGCCCCGCTTTTAGGTCACCATCCTCCCCCGGAGTCTCACAAGTTACCTGTAGATCTGCACCTATCCCGATTCCCGCAACAACAGTTGCGGCATTTATGTACCGCAGCCCATTGGAATTCCCCCGGTAATCAAGCCCGGCAGGGATGGTGCTCCCAGCCGTCGCTGGTTGGTTTATAATTAGTACTGATGCTACTGCGGCCTTGCGCTCTACGTTATAATTGTAACCTATGCGGTCTAAATCTTTACCCGTGGCGGTTAGCGCCAGAGTTTGCGCAATGCGATCAACCGCGTGCTTGTAATTCGCTGTCGCTAGCCCGGCTTCAATTGCTGATAAGACTCTATAAAACGCTTTATCATTCAGCGGGATTGTCTGTCCTAAACTAGCTTCAAAATTAGCTACATTTATCGCCGCGATCTCTGCGGTAGTGGGTATTGTTACCGGCATGCTATAGCCTTTCGTTTGCGGGATCTTGCAACTGCGCTATCCAGTTGCTACCGTGCTTAGTCGCCAAAAGCGCTACTAAATCCTTGCCTGGAGGCTGTATCAGTAGGCCCACGTCAACTTTGTTGCCCGAAGGATTGCGGGCCGAAACCAGCACGCTGGAAGCTAAGCCCTCGTCTATCATGTGCTGTGTGGCGCGCTTTGCCGCGGCTTCGGTATTATTGATCCCTTCCAAGGTAACCGCTTTTCGAGCGGCTTTTTCAAAATCAGACCCAATGTGCTGAGCAGTGTCCGCAAATAAAAAATTACCCCACCAGCCGAGCGATGTAAAAAGATCAATCATGGGGACGTTTTCGAGGCCTTGGTCCATTACCGGCTGCCCGCCTTCGACGGAAATTGTTGACCCATCGTCCCCTATCACTAATCTAGGATCGCCCTGAAATCTGTCAAATGTTGTCATCTATGGCACCTTTATGCTGTCTATTTTAGCTGGGTCGATATCTGCGGTACTGTTGGGCACGTCGAGAACAAAGTCAATACCCGCTTGTAATTGTAGTGCTCCTCCTCCATCATTAGCCACTACAACCCACGATCTCAGCAATGCCGTTACCGCGTTGATCCTATCTATGGCCGCATCTAAGTCACTTTTGACTTGATTAAAAGCTGTCTTCAAGTCTGCAAAAGCAACCGCGTTGTCCGCGTCGCCGTTTAGCTCTATGCTAGAGTCACCCAAAAGCTTTATTGTCGCCAGTTTGGCCCCGGCATCGTCATATGAGTATATCTCTTTTTCGCCCGCCTTTACTTCGGGTTCCAGCTCGTCACTAAGAGCAACTGCTACTCGATACGAGGGGCCTAAGTCAATTACAATCACCCTCGCGCCCGGCTGCGGGTTGCTGTCTTCCCCTGTCGCCCCGAGCTGTTCTATAGTCTGCAAATCATCTGCATTTGTGAACTCGACTTGTAACAGCCTTGACTTCTCGTCAGCGTCTTTATTCTCGGCAATCTCGCTGCCCCGTACTGTACCTATTGCTACTATGCCCAAGGTTCCTCCACTGGCTCGCCGGTGTATACCTGCGGGGGCACCAAACTTAAAACCGCCTGGGTGCCCTCTTTGTCATAAATGTACTCTACAGATTTTATCAAATAGTCGAACCCGTTCGGCGTAAATATAGTCTTGGATCCAACAGTAACGATGGTGTTCTCCCTCCACAAACTCCCATCGGGAGCGTACCAGCTACTCACCGGAAAAGATAAGGTCAGAGCCTCCGCGAGCTGTTTGGACCTTTGCCAGTCCGCGATTGATTGTATGTTGCCCGCCGTAGCGTCTTCGGCCTTGATAGTTTTGAATCTAGCCCTCGGGACACTAATATCATTCGATATAGCCTCTATAGCATTTCCACTTTTACGCTTGGGAGTAGGGCCTATCACGCGGTAAGCATTGTACCTTTTGCGCCCGTCAAATCGGGCCCTTATGTTCTGGTGCGGAGGGATGTCTTCTTCTATAACTCCCACTGACACACCGGCCCTGGCTTGATAAAAAATCACTTCGCCTTTTGGCGTGGAAGAAATCAAAACTTTTCGCTGCGCAGCAAGGTCAGAAAGGTGACTAAAAATCGTATCTTCCGGTGCCGCTGTTACGCGATCAAATTCTTCGTCGTCGGCCTCATAAATCAGGGTCAGCCCTAGTGGCTCTATGAGATCTTGTGCACGCTGTTGTAAAGTTACTTTTTTCTGCTCGTAAGGGGGCTTGACTGATGAGTCCATCAAATCGGCTGTCGGTGAAAAGCCCTCAAGAGTGACCGTCGACCCCTCTGACCCCAGCTCAGTTTCCATCGTGTACAAGACCCCTTTTACCGCGAGTCTCGGCCCTAGATAAACCAGAGCACTATTGTACGCATAAGGCTTTAGTATGTCTGTCATTTTTGGGTCGTCTGGATCCCAAGGCAGTCTAGCCGACCACCCGTCCGATACAGTATCCATAGTGCGTATAACACGTGCGCTCTCCACTAAAAACCGCGTGCCATCTACGAACAAGGTAAAATCATCCCACTCCGCGCCTTCCAAGTACTCTTCTTCGGTCAGGCCCAGAGCTTGACTAACTGCGGCTTCTACAGGGTTTGTCGGAATCTGTAAGATCTCCCCCGGATAAATCAAATTTGGGTTGTCTGATTTTAATGTATTTTGGTTTGCTTTCCAAATCAGACGCCATTTAGCAGGATCGCCATACGCCTGGCTTGCCAGCCTAGATAAGTTATCCCCGGATATGACAACATAAGGTACACCCGCCGTAGCTTTAGGCATAAACCACCACCTCGGCGCCTGCGGGCAACATGTAAATGCTGTCTCCTGTAAGATTGTTGGATCTAATAAACAAGTCGATGTTGGCGTCACGAGCGCCAGGGCCATTGTACTCTGAGACCGCAATCTCTATGGGGCATCTCGGCCGGTCTAGAATAAAGCGGCGTTCGACTTTTAAATCAAAAGCCGAGACCATCAAAAATTGAATCACTTTTGCGGACAAAATTGCCGCGTCAGAAAAGCTCAGTGCTTGCGCAAAATACTGCTCATCTATATCTTTTGTCTCAAAAGCTTCCTGCAGCGCCTCGAGGGAGCCCGTTATCCCTGAAAAAAAATCCGCCATGTTCTGCGCGGCCTCGACTACTTGCGGCCTCGTAGCCACCGGCTCGCCCGCCAGCGTAATGGCCGTAGTGGGTATAGTCACCCCTGCCTGCGCCGCATTGATTCCGTTAACTGCAATTTTACTGTACGCACTAATTGCGGCGGACATTGCCAGCTCGATGATTAAGACACTGTTGGCATCCTGCGCAGTTAGATTGATGCCCGTCCCCGGCAGCAGTTTTGTCATCTCTGACACCAAATCGTCATAGAGGCTTTGAGACTGCGCCAAATCGACTGCACCAAAAGAGGGTGTAATAACTAGTTGTTGTATCTGCCCCGCGAGGGCCTGCACATCCAGCACTGTAGCATTCAGGGTATCATTGATCCCGTTCTGTATCAAATTCATGGTGGAATCCAGATAGTCCACCGATGTCGTCAAAGGGCTTAAAATAAAATCTGTCACATTTGCTATGCCTTGGACTGTGCTGTCTATCCCGCTGGCAAGCGCTTCTGTAGATGTATCCAAGGCCGCAGTAAATTGATCAAAGGCAGAGTTGTTAAGCGTGTCCGCGGCATCACCTACGTTACTGGCTGCCTCCGCAGCGGTAAGCAGCGTTGTTTCATCAATAGGCTCGATCCATTCAGTCTCTATTGTGATAACTCCACCACTCGACACGGGCTCATCGGTCTCCCTTATAGACATTAACTGCAGTTCTATAAATCCGTGAACCGGGTGTGTTACACTCCAGCGCCCACGCTCTTTGGCTGCCTGAAAAAACGCTTGTGCATTTTTGTCACAATCTTTGCCATCAAAAAGCAACAGTATCGAATATATAGTACTGCTAACGTCCAGGTCCTGAACTATGTCACCTTTGACTTTCGGGAAAATGAACACGCCTAATTTTTTGCTAAAGGACCGGCTGTCCCCACTCCATTTGGGCCGGAACT